ACCATCTAAAACCTCAATTGCATCTTCTTCTAAGAATCCATGATCAGAAAGAGTTGTAATGTTAAAACTACTACTTGATTGTCTTATAACTGATTTTGGAGTAAATTTAACAGATGTATTATAAACATAAGATCCAAAATTACCATCCTCTGAACTTTTGTAAGCTCCATATGTTCCAACTCTAACCTTATCACCCTTATTAAAGTAAAAAGTATTGTCAGGTATTGGAAAATCTTTTAGAACTCCAGTAATTAAAACTTCTATTTTCTTTGAAATATTTGCAAAAGAGTATCCATACGCAACATTATTATATCTTACATCATCACCAATACTTAAAACATCAACAGCAGTGGGTAATCCTACAAATTGATTTGCAGTTTTACTTGTATAAGTAACAACTCCAGCCGTAACTGCTGTTGGTAATGACAAAGAACCACTGGTGGGAAATCCAACAGTTGTATCAACAGTCATCACAGTTGAACCAATGGTAACTGGATTTACAATACGAGTTCTGCCTGGAATTACAAAGTTACCATCAATAGTATCTTTTGATACACTTATCTGATAATAATGTTCTCCACCATATACAAAGTCCTTTACGTCTGATATCGCACCAGAGGCACCTCGAATATTCTGGTCATCCTCATCAGAATCTTGAAAAAGAGTAGATCCTTTTAAATCACGAGGATCGCCTGTTATAGGTTTTACTACAAAATCTTGTGCAAATCCATAATCTGCATCAGATGGTTTGATTAAAAACTCTGATGGTTTGATAATATTAACTTCTTCACCATATAATGCTCTGAATAAAATTTTATATGACTCTTCTGTTCCTTTTGTTTTATAAAAATCTTTTATTTGTCGAATAAACTTAACTTGATCTAAATCACTATCTAATTTACGATTTTCAAATCCACTCGCAAAAGTTGTTTTAAGTTTGTTAAAAAACTCACGAATAAAAAGATTTGATAAATTAAGAACTTTTGAACCACCTGTATGTGCAGCACCTACACTTGTATTAAATGACAACAAATCAGGTTTTGTGGGTTGATCCATACCATCAACTCCACTAAAACCACGAATACATCCTGTGAAAGAAGTTGTACCAATTCCAGTATATGTAATAATCTCATCATCAATTTTTAACAATCCATATTTACTTGGATAACCTTTTGTTGAATCTACAAAAATTGTAGAAGAAAAAGATTTAGTATCTGTGGATAATCCAGTATATTCAGTAAGAGCAGCGCCAACATAGGTTTGTAATTTAGTATAACGATCTATATTTTCTGAAATATTAATTGATCCGCCTTGATATTCTTGCGAAATATAATATTGTTTCATAAAATCCACAAAAAGTGGACTTTCTGACTGAACAAACTCAGGTAACTGATTTTCAATTACCTGATTGATTTGGACTCTTTGTATTGAGGTATCTATCATTAATATCCGCCGCCAGAGCTAGATGAAGATCCACTTGAACTTGAACTTGTAGTTGTGGAAGTTGTTGTTTGAGTTGTGGAAGTTGTTGTTGATGAGTATGTGCCAGAACCTGTTGTTTGAGTTGCAGTTGAAGAAGCAGTTGATGGGAGAATTGCAGCAGCAGTTGAAACTGGAGAATTTGATTTTCTCGTGAATGTTGGCATATAATAACTGTGTGTATGTACAAATCTTGATCCAGATGTATTCTCACCTGATGAGATTAAATCTGGAACCATATTAATTGTTGTATTTGACATATCAAACTTGACGTATAAATCACGAAGTCCGACAATATCATTTGAATGCGGAATTGCTTGAATTTCAATTACATCATTTGAAATCGTTGTAGAAAGTATATTTACAGTATCTATAAGAACTTCACCATGCATATAATCGACAGTTCCAGCATTTTTCTTCACAATATTAGGAGTTCCGCCTTCTGTATATGTAAAGAAGAATACTCTACCTTTTTCACGATTAATTACCTCATCTGCAAGATAAACAGTGCCTGTAACACCTTCAATTGTAAATCCAGTTGATACCACATTATATGAACTCTCTTGAGTGTGGAAACGATTACCATAACAAACTTCATATTGAGCAAATTGACCCAAAACCGCTTTTAAATTACGTCGAATTACCACAAGAGAAATATTTGATGTAATTGAGGAGTCAACACTGTCAATTAATGACACAGCTTTACTATATTTGAATCTACCACCAAATTTATTAACATCTATTGAACGTGAATATTGAGTTAAAGCATTTGAGACACTAGTTTTAAGATTTTCTGGATCATCATTTAAACTTGTGTTATAATATGGGTTAGCTTTTAATTCAACATACAAATATTTTAAATCTACAAATTCTGGAACAATGCCAGCGACTGCATAACTCTTTAATTTTTGTATTAACTCTCTTTTTGTCTCATCTGATAAAAAATCACCATTTCGAGGTTTAACTGATATGAAAACTTTACCAAAACGAGGTGGATTCATTTCCTCACCACCAAAAGCAGTTACAGATTCTACATTTGGGTATATGTAACCTAAAACAGACTCATAATCAGATGAAGTAACCGCACGATACTGAGATGAGTAAATTCTTGGTGCAAAATACCTGATTGATGAAATTGATTCAATATCATCACCATCTCTTGACTTTTCATCAGTTGAAACTAAACCAATAAGTGATGAATTGATCGATGCACCATCTTGATTAGTAATATTTCCAACAAAACTAAATTCTGAAGCTCCATTTCCATCCTTTCCGTCAGTTGTAATATATGAAACTGTAATAACATTGTCATTTGATAATTTTTTAGCAATTACATTGTCACCAAAGATCAATTCATACCTTTCATCCTCTACTTCTTGTAAAAGATACGATGCTGATGTTGATGTAATACCGATAATGTTATCAATTTGTTTATAGGTAACAGAAGATGTTGAAGATGATGAATTTTTAACTTTAACCTTGATAGTTGATGTGTCAATAAAAGAATTATCAAGAATATATTTTTGATTAAACAGAGAAGTATCTACAGTAAATTCTTGAGAAACGAAATTACCCTCATAAATCTCAATATTATTAAATTGGGCAACTCCGTTCGTTACAGGAATTGTAACATCCTCTGGAATGCAAAATATAAAGTTTGTGTTTGTTCCAGCACCATTACAAACAATGCCAGCGTTTAATGTGAGTGTTGAGGTCTCTGTAAGACCACTTACTGTAAAAGATACTTTTGCTCTTGATGATCTACGAGATCTTGGAACGTATCCAATGTTTCTGGCAAGTGAAACAACGTTTTCTCGAAGTGTAGCGGAATCAAGAAAACACTCATTCGCTGCCATATTTGTATTATATGCAGTTGTATATGTATTATATGCCAATGCGTCAATAATTATTGAGAGGTTTGATCCTTCAAAGTCATAATCAGTAAAATTAGTATTCGCCCTCAGATAATCTCTGATGGAAGTCTTAATTTGATCAAAATCTAAGTTTGTGTATTGACCGAAAGCCATTATACTCTAGCTGGGAATAGGAGAACGTCTACTTCTTGTGTTGGTGCTGGAATACCAACAATATCATATTGCACAGCACAATTTAATTCGTTTGAATCTGGATAAATTGACACTGTTACTCTAATATTGTCAATTCTTGGTTCAAAATTGAGTAAAGATTGTTTAATTTCATCCGAAACTTTCATTTCGTTTAAAGATGTGTTTAATTCAAACAAAGAATCATTAATAACTGAGCCAAACTCAGGTTCAAATGGTTTTTCACCAAGAATTGTAAAAATTATGTTTCTTACAGACCTTTTTATAGCGTCCTCATCACGAATTGTCAACACATCATTCGTCACAGGATGACGTTTGAAGGATAAATTGATATCTTTGAATGCCCTAGAAGCCACTATTTACACAAAAAGTTTCCTGTTTTTATTTATACCGCTTTTTTTATCTTTTTACGACTCGAATTCGATATTTTTCTGATTCTAAAGCGTTAATAATATATTTAGCACAAATTCTTGGGTCTTTTTCACCGCAAGTGAAGAAATCTGCGTTCATACGACCAAATTCAGGCCAAGTATGACAAGAAACATGACTTTCAGCAAGTGCAAAAAGACATGTAACACCACATGGATTGAATTTATGTGTATATTCATTCAATAT